TATAAATTAACATCTGTTTTAAACTCAGGCAAAGGAAACCAATGGTATGGTTTTAATGTCACTAAGGTTGGTCCTGTTGAAGAACCAGCTTTATATGAGCGAGCTAAAAAGTTTTACACTAGTTTAGCTAGCAAATAGTGTGAATAGTAGGCGGCTGAGGGAGACTGAAGCCGCCTATGTTAGAGAGAGCAAATGACAGATAAAGTAAAAATTTTTAAAAATATATTTGAAGGACTAGATACTGCTTATGGACAGACTATAAAAACAGATCAGTTCGACGAAAGAGGGAAGCACAAAACTAAATCTTACACAGTAAGTCAAGTACCAGTAATTAAACTCTGGCAAGATCATTTAAAAGGAACAGATCCTGGACTAGGAATTGTTCCAATTAATAAAGAGAATAAATGTAAATGGGGATGTATTGATATAGATACATATCCTTTTGATCATAAAAAATTCTTAACTCAATTAAAATCAAAGAACATTCCAATGATTCTTTTTAGATCTAAATCTGGAGGAGGACATGCGTGTTTATTTACAAATAATTTTGTTCCAGCAGTTATAATGAGAGCTAAACTTAAACTAATAGCTTCAGCATTAGGATTTGCAAAAGCAGAAATATTTCCAAAACAAGATTACATAAGAGTAGATAGGGGAGACACAGGAAGTTTTTTAAATTTACCTTATCATGGCGATGATAGAACTATGAGATTTGCATATGATGAGAATGGAGAAGCTTTAAAAATTGAAGATTTTTTTGAAGCACATAAAGAAAGAGCTATGTCTTTAGATGAATTAAAAAATTTAAAAATTGCAAATGATAAAGAAGGCGATGATTTTTTTAAAGGTATGCCACCATGTCTAGTATCATTATTAAGTGATGGTGTTCCAAACGGACAAAGAAATAACTGTATGTATAACGTAGGGGTTTATTTAAAGAAAAGATATCCTGATAAGGATGAATGGCAAAGTCATATGTTTAACTACAATACAAAATTTATGGAGCCACCTTTAGATGTTGGAGAAATAAATACTTTAATAGAATCTTTAGATGGAAAAGAATATAAATATAAATGTAAAGACGAACCTATACATAGTTTTTGTGATGCTAAAAAATGTTCAATGAGAGAATTTGGAGTAGGTGATGATGGACCTACACCACAGATATCTGAAATTAGAAAATATGATTCTGATCCACCTATTTATTTTGTGTCTATAGATGGAAAACCTGTAGAAGTAGATGATGCAACGCTGCATGATCCAGAAAAATTTTCGCTAGCCTGTATGAATCAAATAGGAATGCCAATGATGCCAGTTCCTAAACACGCGTGGAGAAAATTATTAATTACATTATTTAAGAAAGCATTAGAACCTCTTCCTGCGCCAGAATCTTCTAAACTAGAAGTACAATTAACTGAAATATTAGCTGACTATGTTAACAAAGCTCCAGGAAAAGAATTAACTGATGTGTTAAGAGGTATTGCTTATACGGACAAAGAGGGAGATACTTTTTTTCAATTTAAATCTTTTTGGAGATATTTATTAAAGACAAAATCTTGGGCAGAAAAAACTTATCCAAGACAGAAAACATTAAGACTCTTACAAATAATGTTTGAAGTAAAAGAAAAATATATAAAAATAGAAAGTAAGACGGTTAGAACATTAGTAATGGAAACAATTAAACTAGATAAACCGAACACAAGAAAACTGAAAGTAGAAGAAGAACCGTGGCATTAAGAACAATAATACCTGGTCCACCAGGAACAGGTAAAACTTATAGATTAGTCAACCATTATTTATCTAATGAAATCAATGGTTTACACACTAATCCTAAAAAAATAGTGTATGTGACATTCAGTAATGCTGCAGCCGATGAAGCTAATGAAAGAATAAAACATCCTTTGCTTTATATTTCTACTCTGCATCATCTTGGAACTAGAGAATGTAATATTGATACCAACACACAGTTATTAAAAGATAGAAAATGGAAACAATTTACAAGTCAATCACAAATCTGCAGAGGAATGAAATTTGAAACGAAGAAAGATATTTATGGAAACACAATACATCAAAATCCTCACATGAGAATTATAACATACTCACGTTCTAAAAAAATTGATTTAATAGAAGCTGCGTTGCAATTAGATTTACACCATTCTGTAGACTTATGGTTAACAGAACAGATTAACGAAGATTTAAAATCATATAAAGAACAAACTGGGATGATAGAATTTTCTGATATGATTACTAAGTTTGTCAAGGAAGATAAGCGTCTCTCTCTCGATGCCGTTTTCCTTGACGAAGCCCAAGATCTAAGTCCTTTGCAATGGGATATGTTTTTTCATATTGAGGAACAATGTGAACGATCTTACATTGCAGGGGACGATGATCAAACTATTTATGGGTTTCAAGGAGCAGATCCAAATATATTTATAAATTTAAAAGGAACTTTTGATAACCAAGTATACTCACACAGAGTTCCTAGAAAAATACATGCAAAAGCATTAGAAATTTTAAAACAAATAGGTAAAAGGTTAGACAAGCCTTGGGAAGCGAGAGACGAGGAAGGAACTTATAAAGAAAATTGTTTATTAACTGATTTTAATTTTAGAAATGATGAGTGGATGATACTTGCTCAAACAAATGCACAATTAAAAGAACCTGCGCAATTTTTAAATGATTTAAATTTAAGATACAAAGGTGGACAAAATGAATTATTACCTGCAGATTTACTTAGAGCATATAGAATTTGGACTAGATTAAATGATGGCGCAAGCATATCAGGAGAAGAAGCACAACACGTAATTAAAAATTTTTTAAGAAAAAAACAAGTAAAACATGGCTTTGGAGAAGGAAAATTATTAGATAAAGTTTACACTGTTACATTAGAGGAACTACAAAAAGATCACGGGCTTCTAGTGGCGGGCAGCTGGGAACATCTTCACATGTCAGAAGAACAAAAAAATTATATAAAACTTTTGTTGAAAAGCGGCGATAATCTTACCACAGATTCAAAAGTAGAGCTATCAACAATTCACGGAGCTAAAGGAAGAGAATGTAAAAATGTTATTTTATACATAGACTTTGGTTCAGAAGATGAAAATGATTTTTTAGCAAGAGAAGCGGACAAAGATTCAGACAAAATTCATAGATTATTTTTTGTAGGTGTGACTAGAGCAAAACAAAATTTATATATTATGGAGAGCACACAAACTAACTTTTACAATATAGGATATCCAATAGTATGATTACATTAGTAACACTTACAATGTTTACAGCTATTTGTTTTTATTTAATAATATGAGCGATGAAATATATAAAAAACAGGTAGGCGGGAATCATTATAAATCAATGACAATTCAACCTTCGGAATTTATTAATAGAAATAATATTCCATTTGCAGAAGGGAACGCAATTAAATATTTGTGTAGGCACAAACAAAAAAATCAAAAAGAAGATTTGTTAAAAGCAAAACATTATATTGACATGGCGATTGATAGAGACTATCCTGAGAAAGTGAAAGAAGAAAAGAAAAATTCTTGGGGCATAAATAAATAATGTTTACCGCAGCAACAGAATGGGTTTGTCCAGAAAATTTTCCAGATTTAAAAGAACACAAATATATAGCGATTGACTTAGAAACAAAAGATCCTAATTTAAAATCAAGAGGTTCTGGCGCTTTAATGGATGAAGGTGAAATAATAGGAGTAGCTGTAGCTGTTGAAGGATGGTCTGGATATTTTCCAATTGCACATAGAGAGGGAAATTTACCTAAACAAAAAGTTTTAGATTGGCTCAAAGAAATATGTAGCCTTTCATCAACAAAGTTATTTCATAACGCCATGTATGACATGTGTTGGTTAAAAGCATATAACATTAAAGTAAATGGCCATATTATTGATACAATGGTTATGGCAGCATTGGTAGATGAAAATAGATATTCATATTCTTTAAACAGTCTTTGTTATGATTATTTAGGAGAGGTTAAAGATGAAAGTCTTTTAACTGCTGCAGCTGAAAAAGCAGGTGCTGATCCTAAAGCTGAAATGTATAAACTTCCAGCTATGTATGTTGGGAACTATGCAGAAAAAGATGCTGAACTAACTTTAAAATTATTTAAACACCTATCATTAGAAATTAGAAAAGATAATTTAACTGAAGTATTTGATTTGGAAACTAGATTATTTCCATGTTTGATTGAAATGAAAGTTAAAGGTGTTCGCGTTGACGTGGAACGTGCGCACTTATTAAAAAATTTT